GGATTCGGTATGTATTGCTCGATGAATTTAACGTCTTCATAAAGAGTTATACATTTACTACCATCTTCGCTTCTTTCGTGGCCTATAACACGTTCCAATCGTTTTTCGTTACGATAATCTCCAACTCTTTGGTCTTTTTTACCAGGACAGGGAGGAAAATCTGGTGGGGGAGGGTCAGGTGGTGAAGGAATCTTTGGCTGCTCTGTTTCTGGGAAGGGCGGTGGCTCATTGTTGATAGGTGCTTGCTCTGTAATGACGAGATTCTCAGGCGTATAGTCAAGAGGTATAAAGCTAGGAAACGGAAAATCACACGTTGTAAATACTCCATTTGGATCTTCCAATAATAAATTATGATTGCCAGTATTTTTTATATCACGATGTTGATAGGTACAACCAGGAGCATCTATATCAGGTGGTTTTGTAATAGTTAAATAGTACGGCTTAAAAGGTTCTGGTACGTCTGGAATGTATATCTCAGGAATACTTACATCAGGTATTTCAATCGAAGGCATCTCGTTTCTTTAAAATCTCTACTTCTGCAAAACACTTAGGGCAGGACAAGTTAGTCATCACAGAAAACTCAGGATAGGTTGGCATAGAGTCATCTATATCAATATCACCACCCCAAATTAATTCTGTATCACACCAATAACAAATCATTTGATAATTGGCATTGATGGGCCTGTCATTTTAGGCAAACCTTGATCTAATATTTTTGGCATCATACCTTGTACGTTACCAAGGATCTCATTCATAACTCTTGATTTAAACTGTTCTGAAGTTACATACTTGTAACCAAAGTACGCTCCACCACTCATGGAGGCTACCATTACAAATGAGATAATACTCAAAACATTAGCTATTTTTTGAAACATGATTAAAGAAGCATTTATAAAAGCGTTAGCACCTATTTCTTTGATGGTGCTTTTTCTGATTGTTGGTTTATCTCCACTGTACCTGTTGGCTGGTTTAATGACTCGTTCTTTTTCAACAACAACTGACCAAACTGAATCCCACCCTGCAAAGCGTTAATATTTATATTTGCTTGTTCTAGATCTTTTTGTGCCTGATCTTTAGCAGTAATTTGCTTTTTTAATTCTTCTGTCCATTCAGCAATTTGCTTTTCTGTAATGTCTTCCATAGTTTTTCTTAAACTATAGCCCAAACTGCACCAGATGGCACAGTAACAGTAACACCACTCGCAACTGTAGGAGCAACAGCAATAGCATTGTAGCCAGTAGATAAAGTATGGTTAGAGCCTATTTCAGCTTTCATTTCCACAATTCCATTACTGACAGAATGAACACCAGTTGTAACTGAGCCATAATCTGTTGTTTCAAATTTTTTATTGTCATCAAAGAATAACTGTACACTTGAATCATCTCTAAATTCTGCTAAATGTTCAGAACCATGTTTTAAAATAAGATCTCCAGTGGCATTTTCAATGATCGAGTTCGTGCCATCGTGATACACTTTTAAATCCGATGAAGCACCAAGTCTTAATTGCACATTATCAGCTTGGAATCCTATATCTACCGTTGCATCACTATGAACTCTGATTGCTTTAGTGTCATTAGCTGCAATAATATCTAAATTTCCACTTGTGCTATCAATTACATTTTCCGAACCATTATAGAAAAGCTGTAATTCATCAGAACCTCCAAGTTTTATTTTCTCATTATCCTCCATATCTATAGTAGATGGAGCAATGGTCTGGTCAGCTATAAGAGCTACGATTTCACTAGCTGTTTGATCTGCTGTAGCTCCTGCTTCTATTCCATCTAATTTACTATGATCTGCGTTTGTGAAATTATTATCTGTCTGAGAGGCAACAGAAAAGTCTAATGTGCCATCTCCATCTTGATATGTGACAGTAATACCAGATTCAGTATTACCAGAAACCATACCGCCAACGATGTCTTGGACTTGTTCGTTAGTAAGAGTTGCAGTAATATAACCAGCACCGTTTGTAAGTTGATTATTGTTAGTGACATTAGTAGCAGAAGAAGCAATACCATTTAACTTAGATAATAATGCGTCTGTAAAAGCGTTTGTATTACTGTTGGCTTCATAAGCAGTTTTGATTTCAGAGTTAGTCTGGTCAGCAGTAGCACCAGCCTCTATTCCATCAAGTTTGCTGTGATCTGCATCTGTAAAGTTATTATCAGTTTGAGAAGCAACAGCAAAATCAATAGTTCCGTCTGAATCCTGGTACGTTACAGTAATTCCTGATTCGGTGTTGCCTGTGAGCATACCACCTACGAAATCTTCTACCTGTTCCTGAGTAAGAGTAGCAGTGATATAGCCAGCACCATTAGTAAGCTGATTATTATTGGTGACATTAGTAGCAGAGGCAGCAATTCCATTTAATTTAGATAGTAGGGCATCAGTAAAATTATTAGTGGTTAGACCACCATCTCCTTCTGACAAGTTACCAGTATGATATACAGTTCTTTCATTATTACCCTCAACAAATTTTAATCCGTTAGTGCCACTTCGTACTCTTAAACTTTCAAGACTTTCTTGATTTACTAAATCTAAATACCCACTTGAGTTCCATTGAATATAAGCTTTAACAGTTGTGCCTTCTTGAAATGTTATATAAGGATTATCTGATCCTGCTAAAACTAATTTTTGATTAGCACTATCTGAAATTGTTAATTCGCCGTTGAATGTGTCATCTGTATCTGACCTAAGAAAACTTGCAGAAGATATGCCATCTAATAAATCAGCATTTAACCCTGACCCTGCTCCATCTACAGTTTTGATTAATGTAAGTATCTCACTAGCTGTCTGATCTGCTGTGGCACCACTCTCAATTCCATCTAATTTTGCACCATCAACAGATAAATCTCTTCCATCTACTGTCTGACTTCCAGAAAAAGTAACATTACCTGTAAACTCTCCACCAGCCAGAGGCATTTTTGTAGCCAAATTATTTGTAACTGTTGTACTAAATGCAGCGTCATCATTCATTGCTGCTGCAAGTTCATTTAAAGTATCTAACGAACCAGGTGCACCATTAATTAGGTTGCTGATCGCTGTAGTTACATAAGCGGTTGTGGCAATTTTGGTGGTGTTATCTGATGCTCCCTGAGTCGTTCCAGTGACCCCATCGGTTAAGACTCCAGAACTAGAAGTCAAGCCACCAAATAATGTGTCTCTGGTTGCAATATCAACCCCATCAACTGTACCCGTAACCGTGATATTACCCGTTACATCAATACCAGCACCTACATCTAAATTTTGAACGATAGTTGTAGTTCCATCTGATGCAATACTTAATCTATTTAACGAATTTGTTTCATCATTAATTTTAAAAACGCCATTACTGTTTGCTATTGCAAAATCTGAGTTATTGTTTGAATCAGTTAAAAATATCCTAGGTACAGTAGATGTGATTGTTATGTCTGAAGTAAATGAGGGATTAATTTTTGACCCTGCTATCGCTGCACTTGCATCTATCTGTGCGTTAACAAGTCCGCTACTGTTAAATAAGGTTTTTATATCACTTGCTGTCTGGTCTGCTGTAGCTCCTGACTCAATACCATCAAGTTTTGATCCATCAGTTGCTACATCTCTGCCATCAACTGTTCCTGATACAGTTATATTTCCTGTGACATCAACGCCAGAACCAACGTCTAAATTACCAGTTACATCAACGTGTCCATCTGAATTTACAGCAAATCTTGTAGCATTACTGTTTGTCGCATCAGTAATTTGAAATTGACCATTATTATTCTGTACAAGAAAATCATCATTGTGATTTGTGTCAGTAAAATATATTCTTGGCAGAGTGCTTTCAATTATAAAATTCCCATTTGTAGTGATATTTGAAGCTACCTCTAAGCTTGTTCCGTTTATTAGTTTTAGTGTTTCACTTGTAAATCTTGCAGAAATATTATTTGATCCTGCTTTTCTATGTGCAATTTCAATAATTCCATCTTCCGTTCCAGAACTAGCATCACCTATTTTTCCTGTAATTTTTGCATAAACCTCTTTGCTATCGTCATCACTTTCACCACTAAATTTAATCTGACCAAGATAATCTGCGTCTGCTGGTGATGCACTGATTCTGTATAAATCTAATTCTGGTGCAGCCGAACTACCACCATCACTGGAAGAAATTGTCATGTTTCCAGCGAAAGTTGAGTTACCAGTAGAAGATATTTCGCCAAGAATTATATTTTCACCAGAGATAGTAGATAGAATCTCTGATCCTGTCATATCAGCAGTTGCATTAGCCTCTATCCCTGCTAATTTATTGTGTTGAGCAGCCGTCATAACACCTGCATTAACTAATCCAGCAGCCTGTATCTTCGATCCAGCTATCGCTGCACTTCCGCTAATATCAGCATTTACAATGGTTCCGTCAGCTATCTTGGCAGACGTTACAACTCCATTATCAATAGTAAAAGTATCGCCACCATTGCTGACAGTAATATCTCCTTTGTCTCCATCGTCTATACCACCACCACTACCAGATATTTCAGCTACTTGTCCGTTATCTTTTTTTGTAAAAATTTTACCACTATCAGTTCTGATAGCTATTTCTCCGACAATTAAATCACTTGCACTTGGATCGCTACCGCTTCCAGTTTTAAGTTTAATTGTATTTGCCATTGGCTCACCTCCCTATGATTTGATTTTAGTAGGTGCCTCCATTAATGTCGAACCCAGAAACATCTTCATCTTCTAGAAATGTAACCAAATCAGACAAAGCAACTTGTTTCATTGTTCCGTTGTCATTCATAACCATACGATCTGCTAAAGCAAGTGTTGTTGATGTAGCAGATGTATTACCATCCATAATATTCAACTCATTAGTTGTTGCAGTGAGACCATCTAGGACGTTTAATTCGCTGGTTGATAAAGTCGCTCCATCAAGAATTGCTACTTCGGTAGATGTTAATAAAGCTAGTGCAGCAGCAGCACCAGATTGACAGCCAGATAAAGCAGTTAAATCAGCATCAGCAGCTTGTTTAGCATCTAGCTGTGTCTGAATACTAGAAGTAGCGTCTACTCTATTTAGCTCTGCTGTAGTAACAGTTGCTCCGTCTAATATCTGGACTTCAGCCTGTGTTAGATCAGCTAAAGCACTTGCTGTATTAGAACCCATTGTTGCAAGCTCTGTTAATTCAGCATCTAGGGGCTGTTTATTATCTAACTGAGTTTGAATACTCGATGTAGCATCTACTCTGTTTAGTTGGGCTGTAGTTACTGTTGCTCCATCAAGAATTTGAACCTCTGTATTCGTCAAATCTGCTAAAGCATTAGCAGTATTTTGATTCATAGTCGCAAGCTCTGTTAGCTTGGCTGAGTTGGCTTGAATGTCTGTGCCGATCACTAAACCGAGATTTGTTCTCGCACCAGAGGCAGAAGTTGACCCTGTACCCCCGTCAGATACCGCTAATGTTCCTGTTATAGAACTAGCACCAAGATCAACAGCAACTTCAGTAGATTCAATAACAAGTCCACCATTGGCTTTTAGATCAACAGAAAGAGTATTACCAGATTTATCAAGTCCATTTCCAGCTATAACTTGACCAGCACCAGAGAATTGTACAAAAGTAAGGTTATTCGTTCCAACAACAGCAGATCCCTTATCAGAACTACAAACAAAAGCGTTATCTCCGTTAATAGTTCCACTTTCAACAAATGTAAATGCACCAGCAGCATCAGCACCAGTGGCTAAATCATCAACTCTTGCAGGTGAAGATCCGACTTTGTAGATACCATTTTGACTTGCAGTAGATTGATCTTTGACCAATACTCGATCATTTGTAGAAAGAGTAACGCCATCTATTGTGTCACCATTATTTAAAGCCGTTGCGATAGTAATATTCCCTGTTGTTGCTGCTTGAACTGAGTCTTTAATATCTAAGCCCTGTGCAACACCATCAACATATCCCTTATTTGCTGCCATATGATCAGCAGTCGGGTCAGCTACATTAGTTATTGTTTGATTATTAAATGAAACCGCAGCGTTAGGGGCGGTCATTTGGTCTAATCTATTTGTTCTTACACCTGTATCAAAATCACTGATCTTAGAATGAGTTATCGAAGGAATATCAGCAGCGACTAAACTTCTAAATGTAGGTGCAGCAGCAGATCCAGAGGTAGGGCCAGATAAGATTGTATTTGCACTTCTTGTATCTGTCTTGTTAAAAAATCCTCCAGAACCGCCAATAACAATAATTGAGCTTGCTTCACCATTTCCATTATCACCATAACCATAATAAAGTTTTAAATCATTAACATTTTCATTAAAAGCTATTTCTGATGGTGCCAAACTTGGGGGCACTCCAGCCTGTCCACTTGATGCTCTCTTTTTTATGCGAATAGTGTTAGCCATTTTTAAAAGTTGCCCCCGTTAACGAGTGTAAGTTTGGTAGTAGTATCATCTGCTTTAAATTTAGCAGAACTTGAGTCATAGTAAACAACAGAGCCATTAACTTTGGCGGTGTCATCTATGTTAAGTCCAACTGGCCCTTGTGGGCCTTGAGTGGCTACAGTAACTACAGTGGTATCACCTTCATTTACTGTAACAGTATTTTTGGTAGTTGTAACATTTACAGAAGTCATGCCGTATAACCCTCTGATACAAATATAGTACCTTCTAAATAATATTCTTTTAATCCACTCCCATTTGTAAGAGCAACGTCATATTTTAAAACTTCTGGGGTAAATGTTCCTGTTTGAGTATCAGTTAATGCTATATCCACCGTTCCAGTGGCTCTATTTGTATAAGTTACAGCAAAATCGGCATATTTATTAGAGCGTGGTTCATCCCAAACTTGGGCAGCAACAGTAAATCCAGTTAAATTTATTGCAGTATTATTATTATCCTTGAACACAAGTTGAATACTATGATCTGCTCTTCTTTGAACGGTCATATTATATGTTCCAGGAGTAATTGCCATTAATCTGCTTCCTCTGGTGTATTACCTGCTGCAACCCATTTTAAATATGCAGCATAGTCATTATTTAAAGGATCAGGAGGTATATAAGCCCCTGTCTCTTTGTTGATTATATAAACAGAAATTAAATTTCCGTTATCATCTTTATTTTCGTGTTTTTTATAACTCATAGTTAAAGTTCCGCATTAACAAAAAAAGTAGCTCTGTTGAACGCATTTCCAGATCCACTCCGATAACCATTGTCATCGGGAGTTCCAGTGCCAGGTGCTAATCTAAAATATACTCCATCTAAATTAACTGTTAACGTATTTGCACCCATATTTAATTCATCATTACGAACACCAGGAATTTCAAATCTAAAATGATTTATAGAGCCATTTGACCCAACAAATGTAATAGATGGATTGACTCTCATTGATCCATTTGGATAAAAAGAGTGTGTGTCGTAATATTGATTACGTTTTACAGAACTTAGTGTAGCTTCTGGTGTATTCCATGTTTGAGGTGCTTCTTGATTAGGCTGACCATATTGCCTTGTTTTTTGATAATAACGACAACATCTTTTAAATTCATCACACCACGGTTTATGTTCAAATGCAGTAGCAACAGAGCCAACTTCTAACTGTACTCCTGTTATCGCCCAAAAATTATCTGTGCTTGCAAGTACATTCTGACCATTTGTTGTTCCCATGTGTTCATCAGCTTGCCAAGTCGTTGCAGTACTTGTTGTGTAAGTAGAACCTATTGCTAAAGCCCAATTTAATCTCATTCCTAGTTGATTATCTTTATGCCATGTTCCAGTTGTATCACCAGGAAAAGTTATTGTTTTTCTTTCCCAAGTATTTGCTGAACTTATGGTGTAATCGTAAGCATAACTTCTATCTTGACTTCCATTTATGATTGCTCCTGTAAACGTGCCAGTAAGATTACTTTTAACGTAAAAACTTAAAGTTAATGTTTTTGCTCCTGCCTCTCCAAAAGCAGTTCTAACAATATCGTAACCTTCAATACCTCCTTGAATAAGATTGTAATGGTTTGCACCTGGAGTACCTGATGATTCTACATCTACTCTTAGTGAATACTCAAAACCTGTAGGAACATCTGTAGATTGAGTCTGTTTTAAATTACCAGTATTATTTCTTAGCTTAAACATATCAACTCCAACAAAATCTCCAGCACCAGCATTTGTAGTTTTTGCCCTGCCAGTTTCATAGCTAAGTTTTTGTGATACCTCCATTGCTCCGTTTACCATCATATTTCTATGTGCTAACTGACTTCCGCTTATAGCTGTAAGGTTCGCATCACACGTTCCATCAGAATTATTGATAGTAATCGCAGCAGTGCTAGCTCCTACACCTTTGACACTGTTTACTTTGATTTCAGACATTAATAATCCTCCGACATTATAGTTATATCATTTCCATCGATAGCTTCCCACTTTAAATATTCCTGATAATCAATATTCATTGGATCAGGTGGGATACACCATTCAATCCCATCATCATTTGTAAACTTTATCGTGTGTTTTTCTGAGCTAGTCCATTCGTACTTCATAATAAAACCTCCTATAATTCAGCTTCGAGTTGAACATCAGCCGTTAACTGCTGTCCGTCAGTACCACCAGTTGTAGCAATACCAACGGCAGTGAAAGATAACCCTCGTTTACTTACTCTTTCATACAATACCGATGTCATGTTTTGGTTATGAATAGCAGTTTTAGTTGAGGCTGAAGGTGCAACCCTCATTTCAGTAAAATAATTCATATTATTACCAGTTCTAGCAGCGTTATCTGATCGGTAGTCATTTCTTGTATGACCTTGAACTATTTGATAATATCTTTGACAAGCTGCAAGTTCAACAGAAACGTGTTTATGTTCAAAAGCTGTTGCTACAGTACCTTTTTCAAGTTGAAAACCTGTTACTTTATCTCCTACCGCTAAAGTAATTTGAAACTGTAAACAGGCATTACTACCACCAACCGTTCCAGTTAACGTAAAAGTTTTTTCAACTCTTGTCCAACTTGTCGTTGTATTAAAAGTAGGGCTGGTTGCTCTTGTTACTGACCCTGTACCACCTGCATTATCTCTTGAAGATATAGCTATTGATACATTACTTCTAGCTGATGTGCTTTTTATATAAAAAGATAAAGTTAAAGATTCACCATTAACAAAAGGTGCATCTGAACCAACTTTAAGAAGTTCTACATTTGATCCAATAATACATTCTGCATCTAAATTATTATGAGTTGAATATATAAAACCAGAGGGTGCATCAGTTGATTGCCCAACAGTACCAGAAGTAGAACTTGGAGAGTATAACCAAAACCTATCGGTTGCTCTTTGAAAATTATCTAAGGCACTACCACCAGCAATACTTGTTGCTCTTTGCCAAATAATATGAGCACCATTAATTAATAAATTTCTATTGCTAAAAGCTGTTCCGTTTGCACCTGTTACAGCCTGCAAATTATCACTCGAATCTTTAGTTGTTATTACTCCGTCAACATCAGTGCTTGGAAGTTTTACAGTTCTATCTGATGACGGGTTTGTATCTGGTGCGGATATTGAAACAGCGTTACCACCAGAATGTTTTAACTTAATCGAACTCATGCAGCCTCCAATGCAGCGACTTTAGTTTCTAATACTTCTATTTTACCCACTGCTTCTTGTAATGCAGCAGTAAGTAATGGAACAAGTTTAGATTGATCTATTCCTTGAGGCAAAATGTTGTCATCAGAATCAACTTCATCTTTTGTTCCACTTATTGCTTCTGGAACGGCTGTAACTTCATGTGCAAAAAATCCATCAACTGTTGTATTTGCGTCAGCTTTAAAATTAAATCTATATGGTTTAAGTGTTTTTAATCTAGTTATACCATCAGATATTGCAACAGCATTTTCTTTAAGCCTGTAATCAGAAGATGTGAGATAAGAGGTAGCACTGCCACTTACTGATATTTGTCCAACAACTCCATTACCATTAACAAAACCAATTGCACAGACATTGCTAGTTGTAAAAGCTGATGCATCACTATTTTTTGCTCTTATTGTCATGGCATTTCTATTAGCCTGTTTAGCGTCAAATTGTATTATCCCATTACCAATAAAATTATCTGAATATACACTTGTACTACCTATTAATAAACGACCAGTATTTGTTACTCTCATGTGTTCAAGATTATTAGTGCCAAAAGTCATTTCTCTATTTGCTACCGCAAGATGATTAACTTGGCCTTGATCTCCGTAAGTTATCTTGTAAGGAGTACTTGTATTACCTGCGTTATCCATTGTAAAGGTTGTAAAACCTGACCCTCTTAGATGAAATGGCGTGTCTGGACTTGAAAGCCCTAATCCGAAACGGCCATTACTTTCTAAAGTTGCTCTTGTTACACCGCCTGTATTTATATTGACAATATCAGATCCAAATGAAATTCCTGTGTTACTATCATTTCCTGTAAATACTGGTGCTGAAGCTGACCCGTCAACTCCAGAAATACCAGTTGTTCCATTGATGTTTAATGCCATAACTACAAGATAACAAGGATTGCACCGCTTGGCACGGTTATAGTTACACCAGAATTTATAGTTGGTGAAACTGAATGTGCGTGTTTATTAGCAGAAATTTCATAATTTTGGGTGACGTTTCTGTCATTCTCAAAAACCCATTCATCGTTTCCGCCACCCGTTGCTCCTGCACCACCGCCAACGGATGTAAAAATAGTACCATTAAAGATCTCAGCTTCAGTAGTGGTTGAATTAAATCTTATATCTCCAGTAGCAGGGCTACCAGGTCTTTGGGCTGTCGTACCAACAGGAAGTCTTAATGCAGAAGTATAATTATGGACAACTTCTCCCGTAAAAGTAGCTCCATCCGCTAAACTCGCAAGACCTAAATTATCTAACGTAATATTTCCAATAGTTGTAAAAGCTCCCTGACCATTACTTACAGATGTACATATTTTTAGTTCATTAGTTGCAGTATTTATATGAGGCTGAAATGCAACTACATTTTCTGCACCAGTTGGATCACCACTAGCAGAGTTTATTGTTCTTAATGCGTCAAATACATCCTTTATCGCAGTACGAACTTCTGCACCAGTGCCGTTATCTGGATGAAAATTATTTCCATCTTCTTTACCTGTCTCTACTACTCTAGACATCTAAGAACAAAGGTTTGATTCCATTGTACTATCCTTTGCCAAATCCGACAGCTTGGAACGTAAATTGTTTGTTATTGATAGGATTACCAGAACTGTCTTTAAATACAATAGTAAAGCCTGTGCTACTTATATTTGATAATTGGAAAAATTCTCCAGCATCTAAATTTATTGCAGTTATACCAATAGCAGGAGGATTACTATTTAGACCAGCATTAAAGCCAGTAGCTCCCATAAAGAAATTATTGCCGAAAGTTACATTTGTAGATCCATTAGCCGTTATTACATTGCTTTGTTCAGTTCTTCTTGGAAGAGTAGCTGTATATCCAAGCTCGGTAATCTTTATGTTTTGTGCTGGATCGTTTGTTGTTAACGCTGCTCTAAACTTAAAAGCTCTACCCTTTTGAGTTCCATTTGCAAAAATGTTAAACGGTTTATTAGTAAAATCTGAATCTGCGTAGCTTGAACCAGCAGGAGCAGCAGAAGTTTGAGCAACAAGTATTTCAGCATTTACATCTGTAGCTTCTGCTCCGTCAAAATCTGTCCAAGTATCAATTAATTCTGTTCTTGAATCAAATAAAGTACCACTATAAAAACCTTCTGTAAGAAAATGCCGTCTTAAATCTAAGCTGAAAACTCCGCCTAAATCAATAATATCATCAAAATCATAGTGACCTTTCATGTTACGTTTGACCACCACCTCTCCTGATGTAGTCAACGCAGCACTCGCTGTAACAGTAAAAACATTTGCATTAGTTACAGAAGCAACAGCAAAGTCACCATCAACTGCGTTTCCACTTGTGTAAGCTATCTCGACAACTTGACCCTGTGTAACACCATGAGCAGTAGAAGTTATCGTAACTGTAGTTCCTGATTGAGCATACGTTCCAGTTAACCTAGCTGGATTTGTAAGCATCAATGAATTACTTGGAGCGTCAAAATTAATGTTAACTTTGTCACCTTGAAACTTAGGATTATCGTTATCTTCTCTTCTAACTAATGCTGTTAGCTCTGATCTATTATCAGGAAGATCTATAACTACACTTGTTTCGCCCTTACTGAACCTACCTCCATCATCTTGAAACTTTAAAATATATTCTCCTTCAAGAAATGGGACAACAGCTTGTGTGGAGTTGCCTGGTAAAGCATCTACTAAATCAACTGCATTGGCAAAAGTTCCTGATCCATCTGTTTTTGTAGAGTGTCTTACATATACAAAACCACCATGAGTTACATCAATATCTTTTGATACTTTCCATCTAAGTCTTATTAGTTTATCTGAAAAAGGTTCAATGGATAAACCCTCAACATTTTCTGGTACAGCAGTTTTACCAATAGCATTAAATGTTATATCAGTGGATGAAGAGCTTAACTGCAATGCTGCGTTAAAACTAAATACTTGAATCTCATACGTTCCAATAGATGTATTAAATATTTCAAAATCAGGAGATGATACAGAAGTGGAGACAAAATTACCATTACCAAAACGATAGTTGACTTGATATTGCGTAACACCAGGGATAGGTTGCCAGCTAATAATTAACTTAGAAACTGCTCGATTATTAATAACAACTAATTTTTCTTCGGCAACAAGAGCAGAAGGTGGTGGTTTTGGAAGGTTTAATACCGATATAGTTCTTGGTGTTAAAGGAACACCATCTTCAATAAATGGATATTTTCCTGGAACATAAGATAAAGCTGTTATTACATAGTTAACTCCCTCTTGTTCTTCTACTGTTATTACTCTAAATTTTTGAGGTAAAATATCATCAGTTTCTAATAACCAAACGCTATTTACATTTGGAAGCGTAGTAAGTCCAGTTTGAAGAAAAATTACATTATTTGAAATATTTGCTACAGCTTTTCTTACTACAGTTCCGTCTGGCATTATCAGTGAAACAATAGGATTATTTGTATCGGAAAGATCAGTTTCAGAAGCATCATCAACAGTTATAGATGTTTGAGTAACTGCTTTTATTCTTCCTCCTCTCCTTACACCAGATCGAACAGGATCAGCTATATCAATTATTGCACCAGGTCTGACAACAACTCCAGAATCTATTGAAGTAGCAAAAGTAACTACTTCTGATTCATTTTGTTCAGCAAATAGAATAGCTTTTCCAAAACGCTTTGCCTGACCTCTTGAAGTGCATCCAAAGGCTTTTACCTGTTTAGTAATTATTCCATACTTTTGTTGTGCAGGAATATCATCTACAAGTTCAAAATCTATCTCTCTACTATCCATATTGAAATAAGAGACAGCTATTGCTGTATGTCTGGTTTTTAAACTGCTGCCAGAATAACTAAATCCTTCTTCAGTAACATTTGCTAAACTAAATAAATAGCTACTGTCTTTAGGACTATCTTGAGTAAGCTGGATCGTACCTGCTGACCATAAAGGCATACAACGCATCACACTAGCTAAATCATTTATTAGATCAAAAGCATCATTAGCAGATAATATATTTGCATTGCAGCTAAATCTAGCTTCTTGCCCTCCTAAATTATCATCAACAAGTTCGTTAGCAAATTTACTAGCAGTTACAAAAGAAAATAAATCTAAGTTTTCATATCGTTTAGCATCAGTGCTTTGATCTGGTGCAATATGCACACCAAATCCGTATCTTTTGTCTGTGAGCATATCTAATAACACCATTGCAGGGCATGAACACCATTGGGCTGCTCCTAAAACACCATTAAATATATAGCCAGGTGGGTAAACTATTCTGCCTGTATTAATATCTACAGTTGGCGTTCCAGAGTTATTTGCTCCTGCACCTGGAATCCTTACTTTTATACCTCTAACTCTAAATTTTCTATTGGGTATAGATGAGAACTGCATTGAGTCCAATCGAAGAGAGGTATATGCACTATCAGGATATGTATTTGCATCATCAAATATTTCTGAAAAACTTGTCCAATTAAAAGCATTTATAAGATTAGAACTTGTACTATCTGGTGTATCTCTTTTAACCCTTATATCAACAGGAAAAGCACCAGTTAAATTTATGCTGTAATCTTTCTGATAAGCGTCAGCAGTTCTACCTCTTATGGTGTCATTTATAACCTGAGAAAAACCACCATTATTGTATTGAACAAATATTTTTAAATTTACTTCCGAACCAAGTAAATCTCCATTATCTTTTGCGTGTTGTATCTGCGGAAAAGTAATCGTAACTCTAACCCTATCAGGATTGGCATTTGGAGATTTATCAGCAATTTGTCTAGTTATTTCACCTATTTGACCTGCTTTAACCTCTACTCCTACTGATGTAGTCGATGCACTACTTTCAATTCCACTCATTTTTGGTTGATTTGGAATACCAAATCTTGTGTCAAATCGTACGTTCTGAAAATTAAAATCTGTAGGTATAGGACTATTTGAATTTGCGTTAGCTTTTAATATCGGTGTGTTATTTAAAAATACATCTTTCTTAGCAGCAGTATTGTAAGTAGTACTTGCTTTAGAATGACCTTCTCTAGACGCAGTAGCAAAACCCTCGATCTCACCTTCAGATATAAGATCAAGAAAAGTAGCAAACTGCCTACTGTGTAAAGTATCAGGAGTTCTGGTTGGTTGAGGAGGGGGAGGAGGACTACTACCTCCGCCACCGCCTCCTCCGCCACCACCGCCAGAGCCGATAATTTTCTTTGGTGCGTCTGTCATGCTTGTACCTGCTCGGTGTCTATAGCTCCAGAGATTACTACAGATCCAGTAATAATCTCACCATACACAACTGGTACAGGAGTTCCAGCCCTTCCTGTATTTTGAGTTCCTCCAAAATTAAAAGATATTCTAGGATCTTCTTCACTATTAAATTCTTTTGGTTTCGGTAATGGGAATAGCAACTCCGAAACTCCTTGCAACATTAGAGAAGCACCAACATATACCAAACCTTTAGCTAATGCACCTGCTTTTGCAAATCCAAACCCTGTTGCAATACCTTTTTTTAAAGCCAAACCTTGTGGAACAAAAAATGCAGTTGCAATTAAAGCTGCACCAAGTAATATTTTTCCTACACCTCTTCCAGCACCAGCAATAACAGGCACTATATGTATATCCTCTTGTTCCCCTATTGGATAATATAATTCTTCCTTATCAACTTCATAATTACCAACTTTTACTTGGTAATACTGAGGATTCATATATGGTTCTATTTGAGGAAAATTATTTACTAAAAAACTTATAGCTTTTGGTATAGTGCTTGCTTCAATTTCAAATTCTTTATGACCTACAAATTCTGCAAGTTCTCCATATAATTTTAATTTACGCAACATAACGATACCTAGCTCCTGTGCATTTTAATAGCCATTGAGAATAAGGTTCTCTACAAGATAGTCTATCGGTTAAATGATGTAAAACATCTCCATCTATAAAAATAGCTACATGATTTAAACCTGGCGATCCAATAGACATGAGTATAGCGTCACCATTTTCCATTTTTTCATCTGGTCTTAACTCTCTAAAACCTGTTCTCCACGCACAACTTTCAAACAATGGATTTGAAATAAATTCTTCTGGAGTTGTAGGTCTATCCCAATCTTTTAATTGAACACCTCTGTTTTCTTTATACCAATCTCTGACTAAACTCCAGCAATCCGTAACACCCCAAACCCACGGTCTGCCTAATAATGCTGGTTTATATCCACAAGGTTCTAAATATGCCCATTCTTCAGTTTTAGGATTAACAATATGCCACGGAAGATTACTTTGTTCACAGCTAATTTTATCTGCTTCACTAGGGGTAGGTGGTGTAATTGGATGACTATGAACAACAGCAGTAATATCACCTGTATTATCTGCTTTTATATAGTCTTCTGGGTCAATTATGAAACATTGATGATCTGTCATAGATAAATTACGACAAGGAAAATACTTCTCTTTACCTTTTACATTCAACAATAAACCGCAAGCTTCTTTTGGATCTTCACGTTGAGCATGAAGTAATGCTTTATATTTCCAAGTCATGTTATAAAATTACCAATAGAAGGAAAATCTTTTCTAGTACATTGACGTTGAGGTGCTCTTACTCCTACAAGATCAATAGCTGCTGCTAATTCAAATTCAACTACTTCTCTATTTTCTGCTGATTTTCTATCTATTTTATATATTTCTTTTGGAAACTCGGCTGTAGGATCTGGTGTTCCTAATGGATTCGAGTTGCCTGGAAAATTTACAGCATCAATATATTTTGCTAATGTTCTAATTCTTGTAACAACTGCACCTGCAAGATCATTTCCTGCTGTTACTTTATTTACATTAAGCAAAATAGATGTAATAGTTCCTAAAGCATTACTAACAGTAAGTTTGGGTCTTGGTAACTGTCCTTTTTGAAAAGCAAAACCAGTGGCCTGTATTGGTATTTTTAAATATGATTCTCCAGCCCATACAATATCCTGATTATTATTTAGATTCGTTCCATTATGAAATCTGTAAATTTGACTAGATCCATGTAATTCTAAATCTGTTTCAAGAGTAAATAATTCAATAATTGCAGAGGGATTTACACTTTGAAGATCACTAATAACAGAACTACTCATGCTTCAAATACCTCCCTAAAAGTAGCTTTGATTGTAGCTCTATTGTTATATGGTATTGATTTAGTCCATCTTTCGCAAACAAATTTCATCGTATCAGACTCTTCGGGTAAAAAACCGCTAGGAAAATTAAAACTATCACTATCGTTTGGTTTTCCTGCTGCATTTGCACGGGCATCTAAAAATGCTTCTATTTCGTCTGCTTCTGTTTCTGAAACGTCATAAGTAAGATTAAAAACTTTAGGATTTTGATGTTGTGTTAATCCAAAATTAAGTCTATGTTCATACCCGTCTGCAAAAGTAATAGTGCGAACTTTTGGTGCGGAAGCCTTTTTTTGTCCGTATTTAGGTTTTATTGAGGGAAACGTAGCCATTATGCAAGTAATCCTCCAGGTCTTTGCTGTTGTATTATTTCAGATTGTACCGCAGCAGAAATAAGTAATCCAAGTTCTTTTCCTTGTTCTTCATCACCTTCTACATCTGTTCCAGAAGCATCTACATTTACTACTATATTTGTTGAACCCATAGGACTAATTTGACCTCCAGTAGCTCCAGGTGTAAATAACTCAGGTCCACGTTCTCCAACAATATAAGATTTATTAGGCTGAGTATAACCACCATTAGCAAAAGAACCTGCTGGAAAAGTATTACCATACATACGATAATCTCTCATATTCATCGCAGACATATCAAAGGGATTAAAAATCCTTCCCAACATTCCTAACAAACCTTGCTGAAATTGATTTGCCAACATTCTCGCAGCAGTATCTAAGAAATGATCTGCAATACGATTTAACATATTTCTAAACGCATCTTGGACACTCATTGTTCCTTTTATTATTCCCTTAAATGAATTTTCAAATGAATTTGCCATTGTTTCAGATAATGTCATAACCATATATATTGGATCTTTCAACCTGTTCATCTCATCTTTTAAATCTTTTACTTTATCTTTAATAACAGAAAAAGCTAATTCACCAGATTCTCCAAATTGACTATTAGCTTCATTAACAAGGCCAAGCATTTCCCTTACTTGGTCTAAGGCTTCTTTAAAATCTTTCATTCTTTTATTTCTGCCTTTTTCAAATTCTTCTTGTAATTTATTTGCCCTTCCCTCTCCATATCTTGATGGATCGCCACCTCCTCTAAACAAGAACTCTTCAGCAGCATCTCTAAATCTATCTGAAAATGTTATTTGTTTTGCTCTAGCTACAGCAATATCATTTTCTGCTTTTGCTCTAGCTTCTGCTAACGCTAATTCAACAGTTGCACTATCAGTTATTAAATTTTGTTGTAATAATTGTGTAGCAACTTCATTACCTATTTTTGTTCTAGTTTCAAAAATTCGATTAGCTAATTCAGCCTGTCTATTTGCACTAGCTACACTATCAAAAGCTCCAGCATCAGCACCAAAAATTTCTGTTAAAGATTTTGCAATACTACCTGAACCAAATTGTGCAAAAGCTCCTAATACGCCAAAAGCTTCTTCTTTTGTAATTTTTAGCCGTTTAGCAACCTTATCAATATCTTCTGCTGTAAGTTGAGCACTACCACTTACGTCTGAAAAACGGACATTTAAAGTAGCTAATGATTGATTAAATTTATCATTTTTATCAATAGCAGAACCTATTGCAGTACCAAGAATAGATAATGCAAAACCAAATTGACCGCCTATAGCTCCACCAGCGAGTCCACCAAGTCCACCACCAACTGCTGCTGCACCTGTTTGTCCAAAAAGCAAAGGAAAAGCTCCACCTATAATTGCACTACTAGCGGTGCTACCAAATGTACCCGATCTTCCTTTATTAACATTTGCTTTAGAAGTATTATTTTTACTTGCTGCTAACTTTTGTTCTAATAAAATTTCTTTTCTTATTAATTGAATGTTTTGTTTATTAATCTGTAAACCTTTTTGTTTTAATCGTTGAATTACTTTAAAATCTATTTTTTGCTTTCTATATGCTTTATTTAATCTCTCTTCTTTATCAATTACATCGCCAATAGCTCTAAAATATCTTTCTGTACCTAAAGCAACTTTGTTTAAATTACCTTTAGCCTGACCTAATACTTTATTTAAAGTATTAAATGAATTTGGTAATGTTTTACTTTGTTTATTAGCTAATTTATTTAAAGTATTTATTTCTCTAGTTAAAGCAGTTGTTTCAGCACGAACAGCCTTTAATTGTTTAGCACCTTTTACAGCAATAGCAATATCAACACTATAATTAGCCACTTACTATAAAAAACAAAACATTTTCTCTATATTACCTCTTTTTACCTCGTAAAGCACTAGACCTTTGTGCTTGTTCTTGTTGTTTTTTAAATTCTTCATGTTCTATTTCTGCAAATGCAGCCCAACCCATCATTTCTTCAACAGTTAAAGTTTCAGAAAGTTCAGCAACAGTTTTTCCGAGTTCTTTTGCTAAAGAAAATATAAATTGCCAATCATTATTAGCTTTTTAATTCGGCTTTAGCCTCTTGAACTCCTCTGGTTTGTCCAGCTTCAATCATGGCTAATTGTATTTCTTGTAATATATTTGCTTCAACTTCTCTTCTTAATGAAGCCTTATCTCCATCTTGAAAAAGTCTTTTACCATCTTCATCTAATGATTTTTCAATCATAAGAGCTAATGCAAAATCATTTGGATCATTACTATCTGATTTTTTCGTTATAGATTCTCTTTCAGCAATAGTCAAAGGATGCCAATAAACAGACAAAATAACCTTATCATCTTTAATTACATCGTGTTTATAAAGTTGAGAAACTCCAAACTTGTTTTTTAAAAGATCAACTGCTCTAGTCATAAAATTAGTATACTTACTTTAGTATACTAAGCATTTGCGGTAAATTGGCAAGATATTAAGCCAAGAAAATGTGAAGAATCATCTAATTCAATAGGAGCAGGGCCGACAATATCAAGCACTCTAGGATCACAACTAAAAGAATCTGTATAATCAGAAGCATTAACAGAAGTAAGTCCATCAATAACAGCTTCACCTAAAGAAGATAACGTAGCACTACCTTTTCCTCTAGGAACATAGATATTACATTGAATTACTCCAGAATAAAAATCTTGTGATGCACCTTGAGTCTGTGTTGTAGCTTGTGCAAAATCTATTGACATAACAATATATTTTTTAGTCTTACCAGGAGTCTTATACATCATATTGTCATAAATCATTTCTACAGTTGGATCAATATCTGCAACTGCATCTGTTACTGCCTTTTCAAAAGCTGCTCGTGTGTTAACTAAAGTCATGGGGTTTCGTAATCAACAAATACAGAACTAGGATCACTGAATGAACCAATACCTTTTCCTTTGAATCTTACATTATCAGATTTACCTCTAACACCAGTACCAAATGCAGCAATACCTAGTTTTGGTTTATCTGTAAACATTTGATTTATAAGATTTCTTAAATCCCCTTGAACATATTGAGGTATTTGACTATTAGGAGAAGCTAAAGCTCTAGCTGCATATTGTGACCTATTACCAATAAATACTTTAGAAAAAGGTTTAAAATTTGGTATTTCATCAATAAATCTAGGTTCTACTTTTGCTTGAGAAGATTTTTGACCTTTTTTTGTTGGTTTTATATTACTCCAAGGTGCAACTGATTCTCTAGCCTCATCAGGCCTAGGTCTTTTTGTACTAGCTGTCCAACTAGAAGCAAAAAATCCAGTATCAACAGGACTATTTTCTTCTGTAGATAGATCAGCAATAACAGCTTTAACTAATTTATTTAAATCTCTTTCTAAATTTCCTTCTAAGTCTGGAATAATTTTATCGAGATTTAATCTTGAAGCCATCAGAACCTCACCAATAATGTAAACAGATAAGTCTGTCCACCTTGCCTTGTATCTATATTAACTATCTGTCCTACTCTTGTAGATCCAGCATAAGTTAATGTAACTTCGTCTTCAAAACTAGGTTGATTATTACCAATCAAATCAGGTGTAATATATATCTTTGCTTCTCTTCTTTCTCTACCATCATCTTCTGTAGATTGAACAAACTCAACAGGAACTTTTAAATTTGAATACGTTGTATCAACAGTAATATTTTCTCCTTTCTCTATGTTATACATAGCAGTTCCTTTCTTTGTATAAACAATAGTTGAATCTAAAGAACTACCTAAATCAGCAACAACCTGTTTAGCTACACTTTTTAATAATGAATCTAATTGACCTGCCATTATCCTCTAACTACCCTCATTTGAAAAGCACCTGCTCCACCAAGCATATACGCTCCAAGATAACTTTGTAACCAAGGATA